TGAATTGTCAAAATCAACTCTTGGTTCTTATGTAAATAAAGCCAGTAAAGATGCAGTTAAAAGTTCTAGTGCTTCAACAAATTGGGCTCGCACAAGCGACAGAGCAAGAAATCCTCGTGTAAAAATTGCTGCGGCTCAATATTCCAATGAAGAAGAAGCGAGAGAAAAAAAACGTCTAACTGGTATTAGTAAAGCAGTTAAAAAAATAACTGAAATGCATGGTGATGAAGCCGAAGACAAAGCAATGATGGAGAAAATGAAGATGAAAGAAAAGATGAAAGAGGATGTTGACGCTCTTTTTGCTGACGATAATACCATCTCAGAAGAATTCAAATCTAAAGTCTCTACAATTTTTGAAGCACGTGTTATTGACCGTATTCAACAAATCGAAGAACAAACTGAAGCTAAGTATGCTGATATGCTTGAAGAAGCTATCGAGTCTGTACGCACTCAGTTAGAAGAAAAAGTAGACGACTATGTTAACTACGTAGTTGAACAATGGCTAGAAGAAAACGCAATCGCTATCGAATCCGGTTTGCGTGCTGAATTGGCCGAAGACTTTATTTCTGGTCTACACAAATTGTTTGCTGAGAACTACATCAATGTACCTGAAGACAAGGTAGAATTGGTTGATGAGTTGGCAACTAAAGTGGAACAGTTAGAGTCCAAATTAAATGAAGAAATTGAAAAGAGCATCGGTTACAAGAAGTCTTTAATCGAAGCCACAAAACAAGAAGTTACCCGTTCTGTTTGCGAAGGCCTAACAGAAACTCAAGTTGAAAAAATCAAATCGCTTGCAGAGAGCGTTGAATTCTCCACAGAGGAAGAATACCAAAACAAACTTGAGACAATCCGTGAAAACTACTTCCCATCTGGTGTTAAAAAGGCAGACGAAGAGCAACTACACGAACAGGTATCTGCAGAAGACGCAGGCGAAACTAAGAAACAAGTAAGCGCCGACCCATATGTGTCATCTGTTGCTAACGCTATTTCTAAAACCAAACTATAAATTAATCAAGGAGATTAAATATGTTACTTTCTGAACAACTTCAGACTAAATGGGCAACGGTCATTGACCACCCAGAACTACCAAAAATTACTGACCCATACCGCAAGGCTGTGACTGCTGTTATTCTTGAGAATCAAGCTCAAGAAATGCAGAAGCAATCTGGTATGATGATGGAAACTGCACCAACCAATTCTTTGGGTGGCACAGGTTATTCCGGTGGTTCTACTGCAACAGGCCCTGTTGCCGGTTTCGATCCAATCCTAATCAGCTTGGTTCGCCGTTCTTTGCCTAACCTTATCGCTTATGATATCGCTGGCGTTCAACCAATGACAGGCCCAACAGGATTGATCTTTGCAATGCGTTCTACTTACGGTACTAACCGTGATGTGAATGGCGGTGCTGTCGAAGCTTTCTACAATGAAGCCAACACTGGTTTCTCTGGTGATAAAGCTACACAAACAGCTATTTCTATGGCTGCTAATACTGCTTTGGGTAACCAAAACGTTTTTGCTTCTACAGTTACAACTGGCGGTGCAATGGCAACTTCTGTTGCTGAAGATTTGACATTCAATGAAATGGGCTTCTCAATTGAGAAAGTTTCTGTTACTGCAAAGTCACGTGCTTTGAAGGCAGAGTACTCAATGGAATTGGCACAAGACTTGAAGGCAGTTCATGGTCTAGACGCAGAAACAGAATTGGCAAACATCTTGTCAACTGAAATTCTTGCTGAAATTAACCGTGAAGTTATCCGTACAATTTACTCTGTTGCTAAAGTTGGTGCTCAAGTTGGTACTACTACTGCAGGTACATTTGACTTGGATACAGACTCCAACGGTCGCTGGATGGTTGAAAAGATTAAAGGTTTGGCATTCCAATTGGAACGTGAAGCCAATACAATCGCTAAGACAACCCGTCGTGGTAAAGGTAACGTGATGATCTGTTCATCTGACGTTGCTTCTGCTTTGGCAATGGCTGGTCTTTTGGACTACCAATCTGCTTTGAACAGCCAAGTTAACTTGACAGTTGACGATACTGGCAATACATTTGCTGGTACATTGTTCGGTCGTATCAAAGTGTACATCGATCCATATTTTGCTGCTAACTCCACATCCGAGTTTGCCGTTATGGGTTATAAGGGTTCTAACGCATATGACGCAGGTATTTTCTACTGCCCATACGTTCCTCTACAAATGGTTCGTGCAGTTGATACAAACAACTTCCAACCAAAGATTGGCTTCAAGACACGTTATGGTCTAGTTGCTAACCCATTTGCAGAAGGTGCTACACAAGGCGTTGGCGCATTGACCGCTAGAGCTAACTTGTACTATCGTGCATTCAAGATTTCTAACTTGATGTAATAAAAACCCCGTTAAGAGGGTTACTTAAAAGAGAGGGTCGAAAGACCTTCTCTTTTTTTTCGCCTAAATATACGTATGACAGCACTAACAAGAAACCCATCAAATCCAAATTTAATTCATCCAAATAAATTTGAGTTAAACTTTGGTCGACTACCAAACATGCAGTACTTTTGCCAAACGGTAACGGTACCTGGAGTTTCATTGTCGGAAATACCAAAGCCAACACCTTTCGTTGACATGTACATTCCTGGTGAGAAGGCCATCTATGACTTGTTAAACGTAACCTTTATGGTTGACGAAGAACTACAGGCATGGAAAGAAGTACACGATTGGATTCGTGCCATGACATTCCCTAAAGATTACTCTGAGTATCAAAACTTGGCAAACTTGAATCGATATTCAACTTTAGGTAAAACTACAGGTCCCCAATATTCTGATGCAACAATTACCATATTGTCATCATCAAATATTCCATTGTACCGATTTAAATTCTACGAAGTATTCCCAACAAGCATATCTTCATTCGCCATGTCATCTACCGACACACCTGAGAATATCATTACTGCCGATGCCACATTCAGATTTACCTATTACGATATTGACAAACTGTAATTTATAATGTATACTCCTAACTAGGAGGCTCTATGACTAAACTTGAAGAACTGTTGGAGATGTGGCGTAAAGATGCACAGATTGACCGCACACAACCCAACGTTGAACTGATTAATATTCCACAACTACACTCGAAGTACTTGACTATCATGTCCAAGCACAGACTTCTTTCTAAAGAAGCTGAGTTTAAGTTTAACAAATATAAAAAAATAAAGTGGGAATATTATACAGGCAAAATGGATGATGACGAATTAAAAAAATACGGATGGGAACCATTTCCATTTGTACTCAAATCCGACATTACTACATACTTTGATAGTGATGAAGATTTAAACAAACTCTCTGCCAGCAAAATAATGCATGATGAAATAGTTGATGTTTGCCAAAGTATTATGAAGGAACTCAACAGTCGTACATTTCAGTTACGTGACTATATTGCTTGGGAGAGGTTCATACAAGGCATAGGTTAATGGCAGATTTGATATTAAAAAAACTTAATGAAGCTTACATTAGGTTTGAATGTGAAAGAAACATAGCACAAGAGTTAAGTGATTATTTCACATTCTATGTTCCAGGTTACCAGTTTACTCCTGCTTATAAGTCTCGCATATGGGACGGCAAGATTAGATTGGCAGACCTAAGAACATTTAATATCTATCATGGTCTAGTTCCATACATTCAAAAGTTTTGTGAAGAACGTGAATACACATTAGAACTGGAAAAAGAAGTTAATATCACAACTAACTTCTCTGTACACGAAGCAAAAGAATTCATTACATCATTAAACTTGCCACTAGAGGTACGTGATTACCAACTAGATGCATTCGTAAAAGCCATTCGTAACAAACGAATGTTGTTATTATCACCAACAGCATCAGGCAAATCTCTTATATTGTATCTCATTCTTTCTAAGATACAAGAACAGAATCACTCTAAAGGTTTATTAATTGTACCAACCACATCATTGGTTGAACAAATGTATTCTGATTTCAAGTCATATGGTTATGATGTTGATACGTATTGTCACCGACAGTATGCAGGTAAAGATAAACACACAGATAAGTTTTTAACTATCACAACATGGCAATCCATCTACAACAGAGAGAAAGAATACTTTGAACAGTTTGATTATGTACTAGGTGATGAGGCCCACCAGTTTAAAGCAAAGTCTCTGACAACCATACTATCTGGTTGTGTGAATGCGTCCATGCGTGTTGGATGTACTGGAACATTAGATGGCACTCAGACACACAGATTAGTATTAGAAGGTTTGTTTGGTGCAGTTCATAAGGCAACAACAACTAAAGAATTGATTGAAAACAAACATGCTGCTGATTTTAAAATCAAATGTATTGTACTAAAATATCCAGATGTTGTATGTAAAGAATCCAGAAATTGGGATTACAATGCTGAAATGGATTACATTGTTGCTAGTAGAAAAAGAAATGATTTCATTAAGAATCTAACTCTATCGTTAGAAGGTAACACACTTGTATTATTCCAATATGTGGATAAACATGGCAAGTTTTTATATGAACACATCAAAGACAGTAACATAGATAGAACAATATCTTTTGTTTATGGTGGTACTGATGTAGAAGAACGTGAGAATGTTCGTGCCGTAACAGAAAAAGAAACTAATGCAATCATTGTTGCATCTTATGGTACATTCTCTACTGGTATTAATATTCGTAATCTACACAATGTAATATTTGCATCACCATCTAAGTCCAGGATTAGAAACTTACAATCTATTGGCCGTGTATTACGATTAGGTGATAACAAAGACCAAGCTGTGTTATATGATATCGCAGATGATTTTAGAACAGGCAAACATACCAATTTTACCTTGCTTCACCTTTTGGACCGTGTTAAAATATACGATGAAGAAAAGTTTGAATATAAATTTTACAACGTAGATATAAAAGAATGAACAACGAATTATCAATTAAACTTTTTAGATTGGCAACAGGCGATGACATTATCTCCGCCTTTGTTGAAGACATAGAGTCCAATAGTGTTATTCTGCAACACCCTATGAAATTAGTTTTTCGTAGGATTCCAACTGGTGCAACTATATTGGCTATGATGCCATGGTTGCCTAGTGAGTTGATTAAAGTCGATGCCGCTGTCATCGACCTTGCAGAAATTGTGACTATATTGGAATTGAAAGATGATATGGTTGATTACTACCTGAATATAGTAGAGAAGTATTTGTTATCTACTGAAAACTCGGAAGAGATTTTGAGAGAGAGATTACTTGGTGCAATGGATCATTCTGAATTGGATAACCTAGAACAAGTAATGGAAGAGAAAACTAACAGTGTAATCCATTAACATGAAACAGCAACACCGCAATTATATGATTAAACCAACCAACGTGTCAAGCGTTAAATAAGGCAAATATGAGTACTAAACATTATGTGAACAACGCCGACTTTCTGAAGGCTCTAATTCAATACCGTGAGGATTGTGAAACCGCAAAGAAGGATGGTAAGGAAGATCCACAGATTCCAAATTATATTGGTGAATGTTTCCTGAAAATTGCGGAACACTTGTCTAGAAAACCAAACTTTATTTCCTATTCCTTCCGTGATGAGATGATGAGTGATGGTGTTGAGAATTGCCTGATGTACTTTCGCAACTTTGATCCGGTAAAGAGTAAGAATCCATTTGCTTATTTTACTCAAATCATATATTATGCTTTTCTCAGACGAATTATGCGTGAGAAGAAACAACTGTATGTTAAGTATAAGGCAACAGAGATGTTCGGCATACTAGATGAGGGTGAATTTCTATCTGATGATGACGGAGCCAACAAACAGTTCCAGTTGTATGAAAACATTTCCGAATTCATTTACAACTTTGAAGAAAACAAAAAGAAGAAAAAAGAAAGTAAAACTAAAGGACTTGAAAAGTTCATTGAAGAGATTGATGAAGATAAATGAAGATTTAGTGTCGTTGAAAATCGTTTTTTTATAAATATTAATGATACCAATTAATAGGAGAAAAAATGAGAACTACACCAGAAAAAAGAAAAGTTACTTTATTAAAATATAACAATACAACTGAACGCAAACAAGCAATGAAGGAGTATTATGCAAATAATAAAGATAAATCTAAAAATAGGATGTTGATTAGGAACTATGGTATATCTCTAGAAGATTACAATAAGATGTTATTTGAACAGAATGGTAATTGTTATATTGGTGAAAAACATTATACTGAACAGAAAAAAAGTTTAAGTGTTGACCATTGTCATATAACAGGTAATATTAGAAAACTACTTTGTTCAAACTGTAATACTTCTTTAGGTTTACTAAAAGAAGATATCGACCGAGTTAAAAAACTTATAGAATATATTGAAGAAAATAAAATACTATGAAGCTGGCAATTATAAATGATACCCATGCGGGTGCTCGTGGTGATAGTTTACCTTTTAATGAATACTTCTTCAAATTCTGGGAAGGTACATTCTTTCCTTATTTGAAAGAACACGACATTAAACATATCTGCCACCTTGGTGATGTGGTAGACCGAAGAAAGTTTATTAACTATGTTATTCTGAATTCGTGGCGTAAACGATTCTTTGATGTGTTAAAGAACGAAGGCATTACCATGGATGTAATTGTAGGTAATCACGATGTGACTTACAAGAACACAAATGAAATCAATGCCATGAATGAGTTGTTTGACCACTATGATAACATAAATGTGTACACAAGTCCAGTAAAGAAGAACTATGATGGTACAGAAGTATTGATGGTGCCTTGGATTAATTCTAGTAATTACCAAGAAACCTTAGATGATGTACAACAAACAACCGCACAGATTGTATTTGGTCACTTTGAGATTGCTGGCTTTGAAATGGACAAAGGTAATATTTGCCATACAGGCTTAGAAAAGAAGATGTTTGACCGATTCGATACTGTATTGTCTGGCCACTTTCACCACAAATCAAGTGATGGCAACATTTCTTATTTGGGTAATCAGTATGAAATTACTTGGGCAGATTATAATGACCAACGTGGCTTTCATATCTTTGATACCGACACAAGAGAGTTGACATTTGTACCAAATCCACATAAGATGTTTCATAAGATAACATATGATGATGGCGCACAATCATTTGAAGATTGGAAGACACATGACTTTAGTTTATACAAAGAGTGTTACATTAAAGTTGTTGTAATAAACAAACAGAATCCTTACCTGTTCGATACAGTATTGGATAATCTATATAAATCTGGTGCAGCTGATATATCCATTGTTGAAGACTTCAATGATTATGATACCGACATTGATGCCGATATTGTGGATCAGGCAGAAGATACAATGACCATACTATCAAAGTACATAGATAACTTGACAATTAATGTAGAACGTGATAAACTCAAGAACTTAATGAAAGAATTATACGTTGAGGCATTGAATACAGAAACTTCAGAATGATTATTTTTAGATATGCAAACAGAAGAATATAAAAAAACAAGATTTAAGAAAGATACACCAGAATTTAGAAGATATAGAAATAGAGTTACAAAATTAACAGAACAAACATATATGATGAATAAAAAAATAATTAATCCTAATGGATATAAGAGAACACTTGCTGGCATAGAAGGTGGTTATCATCTGGATCATATCATATCTTGCAAAAAAGGATTTGAAAATAACATTTCGGCCGAAGAAATATCTGAAATTGGCAACTTACAAATGTTGCCTTGGAGAGAAAATATTGTAAAAGGCAAAAAATAATATGCTTGTTTTTCGTTATATTCGTTGGAAGAACTTTCTATCCACTGGCAACAGTTGGACTGAAATCAAGTTGGACAACTCACACAACACACTAGTAGTCGGTGAAAATGGTTCAGGCAAGAGCACAATGTTAGATGCATTGTGTTTCTCTTTGTTTGGCAAACCATTTCGCAGCATTAACAAACCCCAACTTGTAAATTCAATCAATGGCAAAGATGCTGTGGTTGAAGTTGGTTTTGATACCGCTAACAAATCATATAAGATTGTTCGTGGTATCAAACCAAATGTGTTTGAAATTTATCAAGACGGTGTTCTAATCAATCAAGAAGCCGCAATGCGTGACTATCAAGAATTCTTAGAGAAGTTTATTCTCAAGTTGAATTACAAATCATTTACTCAGATTGTGATTCTTGGTTCGGCATCATTCACACCATTTATGCAGTTGTCTCCAGGTGATCGCAGGTCTATCATTGAAGACTTGTTAGACATTCAAATCTTTTCCACTATGAACAGTTTGGTAAAAGAACGAATGACTGAGAACAAAGAACTGTCAGTTGCCAAAAAGAGTGAGATCGAATTGGCAAAACAGAAACATGAAATGCAGAAGAAACATATTGATGAGTTGAATCAGAACAATGACCTAAGGGTAAAACAATATGAGAATGAAATTCAAACTAACAACAACGCCATACAAACCTTACATGGAGAAGTTGCTAACGCCAGTACATTGGTCGAAACGTTGTCAACATCAGTGGCAGAGAAATCTATTGTCGAGGATAAGGTCAAAAAGATTACAAAGCTTGAATCTCAAATTGAGAGCAACTTATCCAAACTACGTAAAGATATCAGTTTCTTCCAGCACAATGATGATTGTCCAACTTGTAGGCAAGCCATTGCCTCGGATTTCAAAGATACGGAACTTCTCAATCTAGGTACAAAAGTTGGTGAGTGTGAACATGGATTGACACAATTAGAATCCAAGTTACTTGCGGAACAAACTAAGTTGAATTCTATCTCCGAGGTACAGAAACAGATTCAGGCACTACAGATTCAGATTGCCACAAAGAGTACTTCTATTACCGAGATTAACAAGTATATTGTTAAAATACAAAAAGAGATTGCGGCATTGCAATCAAATAAAGATTCAACAGAGACACAACAAGTCCAGCTACAAGAACTCGCAAATCATTTGAGTAAGCTAGAAGAAGACTTAAGAGCATTAATAGATACAAAGACATATTATGAGGCCGCTTCGGTGTTGTTAAAAGATACAGGCATTAAAACAAAGATTGTTCGCCAGTATTTACCAATCATTAATAAATTGGTCAATAAGTATTTATCTACCTTAGATTTCTTTGTCAACTTCAACCTCGATGAGTCGTTTAAGGAAACAATCAAGTCTAGGCACCGTGATGAGTTTTCATATGCATCGTTTTCTGAAGGTGAGAAACAACGTATTGATATGGCCTTGTTACTGACATGGCGTGCTGTCGCCAAGTTAAAGAATTCATCCAACACCAACCTGTTGATACTGGATGAGGTCTTTGATTCTTCACTAGATACAGAAGGTACTGAAAATCTAATGAAGATACTACACATGTTGGAAGATGTTAATCTGTTTGTTATTTCACATAAAGGTGATATACTACAAGACAAGTTCCGAAATGTGATTCGGTTTGAGAAGGTAAAGAATTTTTCTAGAATAGTGAGGTAATTATGAAAGAGTTTTTAATTAAAGATGATGCGGCATTTAAGTTACGTGTTCAGGTTAAACCCTGTTTCGTACCAAAAGATTTGAATGCAGTATATTTTGTGCAAGAAGTTTTGGGTGAAGATGAAGAGATTGTTCATTCATCAACATATGAATTCTTTTTGACCAATGAAGAGATTACAAAATTGTGTGAAGGATTAACCAATGAGTGAGGTACTCACGTTTAATACCGAAAGTAATACAGTTGTCAAAGAGTCAGAAATTGTTCCATTGAAAATTTATTCTGATGCTTTCGGTATGTTGAAAGAGGTAATGCCTGAATACACAGACAAGTTACCTAATAATAACATGGAGAGATTCTCCAAACAAATGCACCTGACAAGGAAGATGTATAATGGTATTGGTCTTGCAGCTAACCAATGTGGTATTCGTGCCCGTGTATTTGTAATCGGTACAGGTGATAGAGATGATTTTAAAATTACCTGTATCAACCCACGTGTGGTAAAACAATCGGATAACATTGTGCGAGACAAAGAAGGATGCTTGTCTTACCCTGCATTACATGTTACAATAGGACGTCCAGACAACATTGATGTTGAATTCACTAATGAAAAAGGTGAACTTGTCAATATGAATTTGACTGGAGTAACTGCTCGTTGTTTCTTACATGAGTTGGATCATTTGAATGGTGTGTTAATGGCTGACAGAGTTGGCAAAACTTCCATGATGATGGCCAAAGAGAAACAGATGAAGCGACTAAAGAAATTTGAAAGAAACTATAAACGTGGCATACGCATTTGATCCTAAAGATGATATCGAAACACAATACAAAAAGTGGTTAGACTCAGGTATTGTTTATAAAGATATTGATTTGGGTGTTCTAACAGAGAACGTTAAGAAAGATTTGACGTTCGTATCAGCTATGGATGTTAAAGAATACACCTTGTACCAGAAATGGTGTGAGGTGCATGAGAAATATCCAACTGAGGAGATGAACACATTGTTTGGAACTGAGATGCAGTTAATTGACCCCTCTCAGAAAACAATGATTGATGAAGTTAAGGCCAACATTTGGACGCCTGATTCACCTGATGCATACTTAGATTTGGAACCTGTTCTAATCTATACTGATGACTCTGGTGAAAAAGTATCCACGGGTATGGACGGCACCAATGTAACTCAGAAAATTAAACGTTCTGATTTACCTGAAAGATGGAACGCAGCACGTACATTCATTTCAACAATGAAGAACAACTCTAACATTGGCCGTAATTTAAATTTCTTTGCACAGGATAAGAAGACAGGTAAGTACCTTGGTGTTATCTGTATCTCATCCGACTTCCTAGATTTAACACCAAGAGATAATGTAATTGGTTGGGAACGTGAGAAGAAAACACAAGGCGGTATGATTAACTATACTGCCATTGGTTCTACGATTGTTCCGTTTCAACCATTAGGTTATAACTACGTTGGTGGTAAACTACTTGCTTTACTTTGTTTATCTGATACAGTACAAGATTTGTGGAAGAAACAATATGGTGATACACTAGTTGGTGTTACTACAACATCACTCTATGGTAAAACCAAGGCAAACGGATTAAGTCAATATGATAATCTTGACCATTGGTTGCCGATGGGCTTTACATCTGGTTCTGTCTCATTTGAACCTGAGAGAGATACTAGATATGAAATACGTGAATGGTTAAAAAAGAATCATACACGAAAATACTTTGAATGGTACGTTGCAAAGAAACCTAGTGGTCAACCATACAAGCGTGACCACAAGAATCGTTCGTTATCATTTACATATTCAAAGTTAGGTATTCCTAAAGAGTTGATTCGTTCAGAACATGCTCGTGGAATTTATTTCAGTCCATTGTATGATAACACATATGATTTTCTTTGCGGCAAATGTGACGGCAATGATTTGAAAAAGTCGTTCGAAACGTCTACAGAGAGCCTAAGTAATACATGGAAAGAAAAACATGCAAGAGGTCGGATTGGTTTTCTAAAGAAGAAAAACAAAGTCTCTACCGAAACATTGTTTTATGATGATTTGATTTATTTGTCATGGCAAGAAACTAAGGATAAATATCTAAGTCAAGTAGGAAGATAAATGCGGTTTTCCGTGAAACGTCCCTCCCAAGGGAAAAGTTGGTTAAACTCCATAAAACCGCTCCAATTAGAGGTGTTGTAGAAATACAACATCTCTTTTTTTATGCTTGCCATTTACCTTGGTTCCTCTATAATTAAACCTTTACAGACGAACATGGACAACAGTTCCACAAGTAGTACTAAAGTATTCATTTTTTGAGGGCTTGCCAAATGCCCCAATTCTGTTATAATTAATGCATACATCGGGAAATAATATGCAATATTCAGTACAATCCAAGTCTCAATTAGCCAAGTTGTTGGCTTCAGAGAACCTTATTGTTGAACACAAAAAGGTTCAGACCGCATCCTTTGACCTTAAGAATCGTATTTTGTCATGTCCAATCTGGAAAGATATGTCAGGCGAAATGTACGACCTTTTGTTAGGGCATGAGGTTGGTCACGCATTAGAAACACCTGAAGAAGGTTGGCATGATGCTGTTACTACAGGCAAATCCAAATTCAGTAAAAACTTCAAACACTTTTTGAATGTTGTTGAAGATGCCCGTATCGAAAAGAAAATCAAACGTAAATTTCCAGGTATTAAACCTTCATTCATTAAAGCTTATGGCCAATTAATTGACCGTGATTTTTTTGGTATTAAAGACCAAGATGTAAATGCATTGCCGTTTATTGACCGCTTGAATTTATATACTAAAGGTGGTTATAATCTTGGTATTAAATTTGATAATGCCGATGAATCTGCTTTATTAGAAGCAGTAGAAGCTTGCGAATCATGGGAAGATGTTGTTGAAGTTACTGGTGCTATTTTTGATTATTCGAAAAAAGAACAACAGGAAGAATCTAAACTGAAACAAAAAGCAACAGCTGGTGATTCTTATGGCGAGAATGATGATTACGATTATGATGAATCGGATAATTATAGTGATTATGATTATGATGAATCGGATGATGGTGATGATAGTACCAATGACGGTGACGATACAGAAAATGATAATGATGGAGATTCTGATTCTGAATCCGATGAAACAACTGGTGAAGAATATGGCGAACGTAAAGTTAATCGTTATAAAGATACTAGAAATTCATTCTCGGATAATGATGATGATTTTGAACCACGTTGTGAAACTGATGAAAACTTCCGTGATAATGAAGGACTTTTGCTTGATGAGAAAAGCAAAGAATATGTTTATGTGAATATACCAAAATACAATCCAAAAAATTCAATTACACCATATAAACGTGTACATGAATTAATGGAAAATTTCTGGTTTAAAGGTGAATATCTTCCTGATGTTGAACATAATCGTTCAGTGCAAGAAAATCTTTTGAAAGAATTTAAAAATCGTAATGAACGTTATGTATCATTACTTGCCAAAGAATTTGAAATGCGTAAAGCTGCCTCCAAATTCTCTAAACAAAAGATATCGGAGACTGGTGATATTGATATCTCCCGCATTTACAAATATAAAGTTGATGATAATATCTTCCGTAAAGTGATGCGTGTACCAAAAGGTAAATCACACGGATTGGTTTTGATTCTTGACCGTTCAGGTTCCATGGATGATAATATGCCCAATTCAATTGAGCAGATTTTAATTCTAACCATGTTCTGCCGCAAAGTGAATATTCCTTTTGTTGTATATGGTTTTGGTAATTGTATGGCTAGTCGGGCTTTAGATATTCAATTTGATGGTGGTAAAATGCCTCCTTCATTTTCTAAAAATAAAAATGACTTGTATTTCTCCGATGTTTTTATGCGTGAATATATGAATTCACGTATGGGTAATGCCGAATTTAATCGTTGCCTCCGTAATATGGTTTCATTAATGAATTCATATATGCCAAGATTTCAACGTAAGATTAATCGTCCCAGTTCAGAAACATTATCTAATACACCAATGATTGAAGCTATGGTTGCTTCACGTTACATTACTAATGAATTTCGCAAAGTGAATAATCTTGATATTGTTAACATGGTATTAATACATGATGGTGATGCCGATAATATATCTGGTTATTATGAAGAAGGTATGACTGATTATGGTACTTACAAAACAAATTGGTTTAGTGAGAAAACACAATCGGTTGTTATTCGTGATGAACAATCCAAAACTGAATTTCTTTTGAAGAATGAAAACAACAAAGATAATGATCCAATGCGTGTCGCTATTTTTGATTGGTATAAACAAGTTACTGGTGCAAAGATTGTTGGTTTCTTTTTGATTGGTGCTGGTCATCATGCAAGAAATGCTATTCAACGTAAATATATTTCTGGTAATGAATTGCCTGTTAAAACGGATCAATACAATTCTTATGAATCACATAATCGTTGGTTGCGTGAAAAAGAAGAAGCACGTGAAATGCTTAAAGTGATTAAAACAACCAAGTTTTTAGAATCTAAAAATGGTGGTTACAACAAATTCTTTTTGATTCCTGGTGGTAATGATTTGAATATTGAAGAAGAAGAATTATCTGTTGAAGGTAATGTCACTGCTTCTAAATTGCGTACCGCATTTATTAAGATGAATAAGAAAAAACAGGTAAGCCGTGTCTTGGTTAACCGTTTTATTGGTGAAATTGCAATGTAATACTAAAGTAGTACTGTTGTTTTTATGCAACAGTGCTATTGACAAACCTTGTGGTTTTGATATAATTGGTATATTAAATTGATTGATGGAGTTTTTGTGATGCGTGGTATTCAAGTTGACAAACGTGAAAAGTTTATTTCTATTGCCTCTTCCTCAGGCAAGGACATTTTAACATTACAGGATATTAAAGACCTGTGCGTTGAAAATGATATTAAGTTACCTCAGTGGTATTTGAAAGATATGGATTATCGTGCTGGTCGTGGTCTATATAAAGTTCCCTCTAACAGCGCCAACATAGTTAACATGGCGCCAGCTCAAGTTATACAAATGAAAAAACCCGAACCTGTTGCGCCAACCGGCAATCGTATTACCAATATTGTTACTGACCTCGAAACAGAAAATCTGGTTCCAAAACAGTATGCAAATTATGTTCCTTTTGGTAACTTTGATGATTTGTTGGCAATCGTAAAAAGTAATTTGTTCTACCCTATTTTTATTACTGGTCAATCTGGCAACGGCAAAACAATGTCAGTTGAACAAGCTTGCGCTAAAGCTAAACGTAAATTTGTTTGCGTATCAATGACACCTGATACCGATGAAAGTGATTTGCTTGGCAATTATGTTTTGATTAATGGTCAAATGGAATGGCGTGATGGTCCAGTTACCGTTGCGGCTCGACAAGGCGCTGTGCTGTGTATTGATGAAATTGATTATGGTGCTCAGAACCTGTCCTGCTTACAACGTGTTTTAGAAGGCAAACCTTTCTTGCTTAAAAAGAAGAATGAAATGGTTGCACCTGCTGAAGGTTTTACAATTGTGGCTACTGCCAATACAAAAGGTAAAGGTTCAGAAGATGGTCGTTACATGTTTACCAATGTTTTGAATGAGGCTTTCCTTGAACGTTTCTTGAATACATATGAGCAAGAGTTTCCTCCAATCAACGTTGAGAAGAAAATCATTCGTAAAGAATTGGCTTCTTTGAACCGTACTGATGATGAATTTGCCGAGAAATTGGTAACATGGGCTGATGTAATTCGCAAAACGTTTGCTGAAGGTGGTGTTGATGAAATTATTTCCACTCGCCGTCTGGTACACATTTGCAAAACGTATTCTGTGCATGGTGACCGCATGAAGGCACTTGCCCTCTGCTTGAACCGTTTTGATGCCGATACCAAGTTATCATTTATTGACCTGTACACCAAACTGGATGCAGGCGCCAATACGGCTAATCAGCAAGTGAACGTAGATGCAATTTCGGCAAACAGTGATGAATTACCATTCTAATTGCCTGAAAACTGTTGACAAGTGTTAATAGTTTTGTTATAATAGAATTTCTGAGAGAATGAACCACCTCTCAGAATTATTTGAAGTGTGGTTCGTTTTTATTATTTAAATTTTGGAGTTATTATGTCCGCTAAAGCAAAAATCTTGTCCTACTTGAGCAAATCTGATGGTTACAACACGTTGACCGTTAATCAAGCTCGTGCTCGTTTCAACGTTCAGAACGTTGCTGCTCGCATTAACGAATTGCGTGAAGAAGGTCATGCTATTTACTTGAACACCCGTATCAAGTCTGATGGCGAGAAAGTTTCTTTCTATCGTCTAGGCACACCAACTAAGCGTCAAGTTGCTGCTGGCTTGCAAGCACTTCGCACTGCAGGAATGTCAACTTTCGCCTAAAAGAGTAGTCTCTTTGTAAGAGGAGTAGGATATATAAGTATATCCCTCCTCTTTTTTTATGGAATAAATTATGGAAATACAAGTCAAAGTTGAAGATTTGAAAAAGAATAAACTGTTTGTGGCTACACCAATGTATGGTGGCATGGCACACGGGTTGTACCTGAAGTCTTGTTTAGACCTTCAAGGTATTATGTCACGTTATGGTGTTGATGTTAAGTTCTCTTTCCTATTTAATGAATCACTTATTACACGTGCAAGAAACTACCTCGTAGATGAATTCTTGCGCTCAGATTGCACACACTTATTGTTTTTGGATTCTGATATTCATTACAACCCACAAGATGTTGTAGCATTATTGGCATTAGATAAAGATGTTATTGGTGGTCCTTACCCCAAGAAATCAATCAATTGGAATAACATTGCACATGCCGCACGTAACCATCCAGATTTGGAACCACGTGAATTAGAAACATTGGTTGGTGAATATGTCTTCAATGTTGTTAAAGGCACATCACAATTCTCAGTTACCGAACCACTAGAAGTATTAGAAATTGGTACCGGTTTTATGTTGGTTAAACGTGAAGTCTTCGATAAGATGGCTGTAGAGTATCCAAACATTCGTTACAAACCAGACCACGTTGGTCAGGCTCACTTTGATGGTTCACGTTACATTCATGCTTACTTTGATACTGTAATCGACACCAAAGACTCTATCACAGGCGGTGGTTCAGAACGTTATCTAAGTGAAGATTATATGTTCTGTCAAATGTGGCGTAAGATGGGCGGAGATATTTTCTTGTGCCCATGGATGAAGACACAACACATTGGTACATATGCCTTCTCAGGTAATATGCCTAAAGTAGCAGAGTTAACTGGAAGGTTATAATGTCTGCTGGTCGTAAGTTTGATGGTGGCAAACTAGAATATGGTTTGTTGCCGCCTCTTGCGCTAGAGGAAACGGTTAAAGTTCTTACCTTTGGTGCTCAAAAATATGAACGTGATAATTGGCAGAAAGTACCTGATTCTAAACGCAGGTACTTTGATGCATTACAACGGCACGTTTGGGCATGGAAACAAGGTGAGCAACTTGACCCCGAATCTGGCATACATCACTTGGCTCATGCTATGTGTTGCCTAATGTTTTTATATGAGCATGACATTAAATATTCGCTTGACAAAGACAAGTAAACCATATATAATTAATTTTTTGGAGTATATTATGAAACTATCGAATGACACCCTAAACGTACTGAAAAACTTCGGTGCAATCAACCAAGGTATTTACTTTCGCAAAGGTAATACATTGAAGACCATGTCTTCACACAAAAACATCCTAGCACAGGTCAACATCACTGAAGATGTTCCTGCTGACTTTGGTGTTTATGACCTCAACAATTTCTTGTCTGTTGTATCTCTACACAAAGATGATACCACATTTGAGTTTGATGACAAGCATGTTGTCATTGTTGGTAACAAAGGTCGTTCTAAAATCAAGTATCGTTTCTGCGATCCAACTATGATTGTTACGGCACCAGAGAAAGAATTGCAGGTACCAAATCCTGAGATTACTTTCACTTTGACTGCAGAAGATTTGGATTGGGTACTACGTGCAGCTAACGTATTGTCCTCACCACAAATTGCCGTTGAATCTGATGGTACCAAAATCAATTTGGTTACACTAGATACAACCAATGACTCAGCACACACAGATTGCCTTGAACTTGGTGATGGCAATGGCAGTAAATACAAGATGATTTTCCGCACAGAAAATATTAGCAAGGTTATGCCTGGTGCTTATGATGTGAATATTTCTTCAAAAGGTATTTCACATCTACGCCACAAGGGCAAAGATTTGCAATATTGGATTACTACCGAGGCCGGATCAAAGTTTTCCAAAGAATAAACACAACTAAATAATAAGTTACATCATGTAACGGCCTAAAGAAAAACGATAGTGACCCTATGCAGTATTTTTAGGATATCAACTTAACAATTAGCTGAACGCTATTAGAAAGACACTCAATGTATAATGACAATTTATTTCCACCTAATGATTTAGAAATTTTTGTGGAAAATTCAGTTGCAGATATTTCACACCAAAAAACAATAATTGAATATAATAAATTACCTATTAAAGGAATTTATAAAGATTCATCAAAAAAAGAACACGATTTATTTCCAGATTTGGTTAATAATGAGTTTCTATTTGTTGACCATTATTCAAATAAATCAAAATCAGACATAACTGAAACTTGGCCAGATGATTGTGACTATTCATTTTATCCACACATTGATGATATAATTGATGATATCATATCAAATCCTAAAAAATATATTGGTAAAAATATTACTGTAAGGGTTGATAGTGATATGATTTATTCATCATCTAAAAAAGAACCATTCAATGGATATGACCGACCAGAAGATGTTGATTACGAAGCAGTAACTCAAAATTTAAGAAAAAGTGATTTGAATGGTGAAGAAAGAGGATTTATCTCCGCAGATTGTCCTACATCCAATGCATATGTTCGTTGGCACTATAATAAATCTAAAAAAGTAAATGGACTAACTATTGTAAAATATATGGGTAATCACCGTTTCGCTTTAAAGAAAAGAGCAAATGGTGGTGAAAAAGTTGAAATATTAATAGTGTTACATTTTCATCCACTTAATTATGATGATTGTTTAGAAGACTTTATGGTTCGTGAAAGTGATGGCCATCACACCGATGCTCAGGACCGAAAAGGACAAACTGAAGACCAAAGAGCATATTCTGGATACAAAGCCAAAAAGAAAGAATATGTTGAGTTAATTAACTTATTAAAAGAACTTCAAATTGATTATTGTAAAATTCTCCAACAAGAAAAATTATTAATTGATGTTGATAATACACCATCACTATCTTCAATTCAAGGTATGAATGGTGGAATAAATTCTGGAATATTTAAAAAATATAGCCAAGAAATTATAAAACAATCTTTGAGTGTTTGTAGATATATTTCAGTTCATCACACACAAAAAGAATCTTTAAAAGTTATATCTCATTCAGCGGTAATGTGTTTTGCTAATTTATATTATTACTTTACTACAGAAATGGGAGACCAAACTCCATTATTGACCAAAAAACAATTGACTGATTTTTTGATTGATAAATTTACTATACCAGGAAAATGGTCTAAAATTACAAAACTGGAAATATTAAATCAATCTGGTGGCCAAAAAGATTACAATGTGATTAATGCCACTAAACTTTTAAGAGAGTTGAATGATTATTATATTGACCAGATTCCTACTAAAATTGGTGGTAGAAGAAAAAATGGATTTGGAATGAATAATCCTGCAATAATGGCATTTTTTGGTTCTATTAATGATGAATTACAAAGAAGATTTGCCATAAGTGAGTCGGGATTATTGTATAAGTAAGTGAACAACATATGCCACTCTAGTTGGTGTTATATGTTATAATTATTTTTTATTATGAAAGAGGTGAGTTATGGAACATTTATTATGGACAGAGAAGTATCGTCCTAAAACTATTGAAGAATGTATTTTACCTGAACGGTTGAAAACACCGTTTCAAGAATACGTAAATCAGAAAAACATTCCCAACTTGTTATTGAGTGGCGGCGCAGGTGTCGGTAAGACAACTGTTGCCAAGGCCATGTGTAATGAGATTGGTTGTGACTACATTGTCATTAATGGTTCTGATGAATCTGGCATCGATGTGTTTCGTACCAAGATTAAGAACTATGCTTCTTCTATGTCTCTATCGGGTGGCCGCAAGGTTATCATTATCGATGAGGCAGATTATCTAAATCCGAATTCCACACAGCCTGCTCTTCGTAATGCGATTGAAGAGTTTGCAGGTAACTGTTCGTTTATTTTTACTTGTAACTTTAAGAACCGCATCATTGAACCATTGCACTCTCGTTGTGCCGTGATTGAGTTTGGTCTTATGAATGGTGAGAAGGCCAAGATGGCTGGTTCATTCTTCAAGCGAATTCAGTCGGTTTTACAAAGTGAAAAAGTTGACTATGATGACGCTGTTATTGCAGAATTAGTTAAGAAACACTTTCCAGATTTCCGCCGTATCATTAATGAGATGCAAAGGTATTCTCAGTTTGGTAAGATTGATTCTGGCATTCTTGTTCAGATGGGTGATGTTGAGATTTCAAACATCGTCAAGTTCATTAAGGACAAAGACTTCGGTGCAATTCGTAAATGGGTTGCTACAACTGAGATTGATGCTGCAACATTGTACCGTAAATTGTATGATGGTCTGTATGACGTTTTGAAACCACAAAGTATTCCTCAAGCAGTTATCATTATTGCTGACTATCAATACAAACAAGCATTCGTGGCTGATCCTGAGATTAACACTGTGGCTTGTTTAACTGAATTGATGGTAAGTGTGGAGTTCAAATGAGTAAAGATTTTGAAGTACATCCGATTGGTACTGCTAATGAAATTAAGTTGTCTCGTCAACTTAGTTCCGCAATCGAACAAATTACACATCAGTATGGTGACGGCATCGTTCCTAATTCCGTGTTCAAAGCATACAAAGAATTGACTGACTATTATGCCGTGCAGATTGAGATGGAAAATGAATGACCTTTTTAGACCAACATTAGACTGGATTGCAGATGACTACAAAAGTAATAGAGTTCGTTTTTGTCTTGAGGTCCTTGCTTGGGCTCTTAGTATTGGTTGTTCTATCACTATGGCAATCACCGTTCCAACACCACCTCTCTTGGTTTTATACCCAATCTGGATTATTGGTTGTTCTATATACGCTTGGTGCGCTTACAACAGGCGTTCCTTTGGTATGTTGGCTAATTACCTCTTGCTTACCACAATCGACACAATCGGATTAATAAGGATGGTAGTATGAGTCCGTTTGATTATGTAAACCAAATTCTACAAGGAAAGAAACAGTTAATTGTTGATGATGTGACTGAATCTGAATACGTTCCGTTTTTGGTCAATCGTTCGCTGTCATATCAAATTGATTGCGTATCATATGCGAATGAAATGAACCGCAGGTCATTCATCGACAAGAAACTACAGAATGATTTTTTGTTAAACACTATTCGCTCAAAGAAAAGACCGTTTGTAAAGTGGGCTAAGTCTGATAAAAGTTCAGATATTGACGCAATTAAATTTCATTTCGGTTTTTCTGACATAAAAGCACTCGAAGCACTCCGCCTGTTGACCGATGAACAAATATATCTTTTGAAAGAAAAAATGTCCATTGGAGGACTAAAAAATACTAAATAATATTAACTAATATTGTGAGGTGTTTATGCAAATAATAAGTAGAGAAGAAGCAAAAAAACAAGGTTTCTTTAGATATTTCAATGGTAAACCTTGTAAAAAAGGACACATATCTCAAAAATATGTTTCAAACATGGGATGTGTAGAATGTGCTAATATCAAAAATAAATCTTTGGATAATAGAAAAATACACAAAGAGAAATATGAAGAACTTGGATTGAAGTTTATAAAATCTATGTGGTGGAGGGCTAAGAAAAGGTCTGAGAAAACTGGTATAGAATTTAATATAGAGTTGGATGATATCAAAATACCAAAATTGTGTCCAGTATTTGGTTTTGAATTTGAAGTCGGTGTCGGTAAAGGTCCAACAGATAAGTCACCATCATTGGATAGGATTGATAATAGTAAAGGATATGTAAAAGGCAATATACAGATTATATCGTTCAAAGCTAATCGGTTAAAGAATGATTGTGGTATAGTTGATATTGAAAAATTGTTATGTTATATGAAATTATTAAAACACTAAATACCATAAGGTCTAAGAAAAGACCGTTCGTAAAGTGGGCTAAGTCTGATAAAAGTGAAGATATACAATGCATTAAAACCGTCTATGGTTTTTCTGATACGAAAGCACTTGAAGCACTCCGCCTATTGACTAATGAACAAATCCAACAATTAAAAGAAAAAACCGGTATCGGTGGATTGAGGAAATAATATGGTAGATTTAAACAAGTTTGTTGAGGTTAAATTAAAGCAAGAGGATGATTTTTTAAAGGTACGTGAAACATTAACCAGAATCGGTGTTTCTTCACGTAAAGATAAGATTTTGTATCAGTCATGCCACATTTTACACAAACAAGGTAAATATTATATTGTACACTTCAAAGAATTATTCCAATTGGATGGCAAACCAACCGATATTACAGAGAATGATATTCAAAGAAGAAATGCAATTGCAAGATTATTGGAAGAATGGGGTTTGGTGAAAGTTTCTAATCCAGAATTGATGGGTGATAATATTGCACCATTGCACCAGATTAAAATTATCTCTCACAAGGAGAAGGATGAGTGGAATTTGGTACCAAAATACAATATTGGTAAAAAGATTACACCTCAATAAGTAAATATATTATGAAGCAAGTGAAAGAAAAAATTGATAAGTTGAAAAACATTTATACTGGTGAGGTAGTGTACACCAGTAATCTGTTTGAGAAAAGACAAGACAGTACAATGACATTTATCCAGGTATACAAAGCAGAAAATCCACAAAGAAAATACTTTGTGAATGGTGAAGCTTTCGTAAAATTGGATAAATAAAAATACTCCCTCGGGATGGGAACGTAAAGACTCTACTACCTTAGGAGCGTCTAAAGCCGGTACAACGATAAGGTACCCCAGTAGTCGGTAAGCTGG